AAAAAACTCGTACGACTCGGTTAAGAATTCATTGGCTCTCATATTAGCTCTTATAATAGAAGTAGTGTATATCTTCTTCTGGATTATACTTTACTACTAAATCGTCTAACACAAACTCATCACCATATTCGTCAACTAATTGTGCGAATGTAGTAGCATCACCAAAGATGTATTCAATAACATCATCGTCGGTACAATTGCCTTGATAGTTTAAGTCAGCATCTTCAGTTAATTCTGTATCCTTAAACACGCTGTATAGAATAGGGTAGTCTTCATCGCCAACCATACCCGAAGCTACAGGCTGATGCCCGCCCTCACGGCGGATAAAATCAGCAAATACTTCTTGAAACACTTTTTCCGGATTTCTGCGGTAAGCTCTACTAGATTGACAGTCATCAGTAAAGCCTTCAAAGTGTACACGGTAATCGCCTACTTCGTCTACACCAACATCATCTGGTGTTAGGTCATTTAAGAATTCCGCAATTTCAGGATCTAATGATTCAGTTATAAATTCACGTGCTCTCATTATTTTAAACTCAAATCATCGTCTTGTTGTTGACGGTATGCGTTACTTAATTTGTCCATGTACTTCATATTACGTAGGATTTTAAATGCTAGATTTTCTGTGCTGAATTCGCCGCCAGCATCTAATCCTGCACGGCGCATTTTACGAATCTTTTCTGATATACGTTTAATATCTTCTGGATCATCAGCGGCTACAATAGCATGATCAATTTGGCTACGTAGATCTAATACTTTGGCATTAACACTAGCACGATCAATTGATGGCACTTTAAAGTCGGGAGTTTTAAGCCACTTATTGTTTAACAAACTATACACACCTTCGCTAACTGGAGGTTGCGCAACATCTTCTACATATAATTCCACATCATAACCGTAGATAGTAATGTCGTGTCCATCATTCCAAATTTGTTTCTTGGCACGATAGAACGCTTCGGCAATATCATCGCACTGTAGGTCACTGTAGTTAGTAACCACGTGTACATCAAAGTCACTGAACTTAGTCCAGTTATAGTTGGCCATACTACCTGTTAACACAACATCTTCTACTTTAAAATTAGGAATCTCTAAGTAGCTAACAAATCGTTCGGCTATTTCTAACAAGCGATTGCGAACTTCTTCGATGAGTGTGTTATCGTCCCAAGCCGCTGGATTCAGCTGACTGTTATAAGCAACGTTGTTCTTGGTAAAATCTCTAGCTCTCATTGTTTATCCTAACCGTTTGTAAAATCAAATAACGCATCTTCGCCTTTGTCTGTTAAGGCAGAATTCTGTACCAATCCATTGGCTGCTAATGACTGTTGTAGTGCGTCAAAGTCTTTAGTTTGTCCTAGACTATCATAGCCATACCCTAGCTCGTTGTCGTGTGCAGTTTGAATTGCTTTTAGCACTAACATAGTGCCGTACCCTTTTCTTTGAAATTCTGGGGAAATACTCACGTCGTGAAATGCATCACCTTCTTCGTCAACACTATATTTGTATGCGCCTACTTTGACATTTCCGACAAATAATTCCACAGTGAATCCACGAGCAAAGTTACTTTGGCTACTTACTCGAAATTTATTAGTGTTAGTAACTTCGTTTATCAGCATATTAGTGTATTGCGTATTCTACACGCTTGCCTTCTTTATCTGTGTACAGCAAACTAACGTCCCATGCTCCATTACCACCTGCACGTTTAACGTAGATGTGATCTTTAATCCATTCTGCTACACCACCGTCACTATCTCTGCCGCTGATATTTTGTTCTAGGCTGTAGATAAAGATTTGATCGAGATCTGATATTTCTTGTGTATCGGCACCCCACTCACGACCTGTTTCTTCGGCTAGCGCACGCACATCCCATGGCTGTAAATCCACAGCATTATTGATAGAGACAATAAAATCATTTGCTTCGTAATTCCAACTGGTGTAACTTTCGTCAGCATCTGCTGCAGCATCAAAGTCAATTTCGCCTTCTTCCTCGTGGCCTTCTGGATATACATATCCTTTTTCACGTAGGTAATCCCACCAGTAGTCGTCCCCAACTTCCCAATCATTGACTATTTCACTAACATGATCGTTTACGGCTGTTTTAATTTTTTCTATTAACGGTTTTAGTACTTCGTCGGAAGCAAAGACTATCCAATCATTCAAATAGCCTTCTGGCATTTCTTCCTGGAAAAACGGTACTAAATTGCCAAAGCGCACTGTTAGTAAATCTACAATACTGTCTACACTGTTGTCGCCTTCGTCCATAAACTGACCACTAGGGAAGTGTAGTTGATATTTTTCACCTTCGTAGTCAGGCCGTTTAGGCAGTAGGATATACATTTGTCCATCGCGGGCATACTGCTCGAATCTATTGTTTTCACGTGCGGCTGTACACCATCTAGTGCCTTGACCATAGTAACAGGCTGCATCTTCGTCATGCGGCACAATAATGCGCACAGCTTCATTTTCGAACGCAGTGTAGGCATCGCCCTTGCTCATAGTTTTAGCAGCATCCTGTTCTTCTTTGGCCGCTAAGGCGTTACGCAGATCGAGATTTTGTGCAATATCTTCTAGTCCAGCAAAGTCAATGCGACCAATGTCACGATACTCTGCAGGTAAGATTTTTTTAACTTTAAATTCGTGATACATTTTAAGCGCACTGTTACCACGGCTTATTATATCTTCTAATTTGATGCCTTGGTTAGCATATACTTTAGTCAACCATTGTACATACTCTTTATTAGGAGTAGGGTCGGAATTTTCAATTACAACCATGATATGGTCAATGATTATTTGACGTTGTTCTGCTGTAATCGCATCATTAATCTTGATCTTTTGATCAATGAACGCACGGTCTGTGCCTAATTGTGTACCAGAAAGAGTATGGCTCTTGTCCTTACCCAAGGCCGCAACAAGTTTATTGCCAAAGACATTAACTGTCTTTTCTCTACTGTATTCTCTTAAAAATTCTTTAAATCGCATCAAACTGTCCTAATATACGCTGTGCTTCTCTAGTCAATAATGCTTTAGTATCCTCGGCTTTTTTCTTAGCCTCTGGAGTTTCTGCCTTATCAAACTTACTGCTATTAACTGCCTTGCTTATTTTACTTATGTAAATTGCTTTGACTTGTTCTATTAGCTCAGGACGACCTAGACTTTCGGCAATGCCAACAATACTGTTAATAGTATTTGAAGTTTTTATTTCGTCACCCATGCCCGGATACTTGGCTAGACGTGCGCTGATAGTTGGTGCACCGAGAAACTTAGCAATATCTACGGCCCATGTATCAGGATTGTTAGTTATAGTTCTAAGCTCTGTATCTTTAGTTTGTCTAAAACTAACCGGTACACCATTCTGCAATTTAACCTGTACACCGCGCCCGCCAAAGCTAAGATTTAATGCTTCTGCCAAGGATGAATATAAACTTGCACTTAGTACACCCTTAACATTGTACTCTGGGCCCAATGCACGACTCCACTGTTCATTCTCATAGTAAGCTGTAACAAAGTCAACTTGTACATATTGATCGCCTACTTTAATTATAACATTTGTACCGTTGCTAGTCGAGTAGTTTGGGTTACTGTCGCAAAACTCTTTGATAGCTGAACTGTATGTTTGTTCGTTAGCATTGTCTGACATGTCGGGTAGTCGTGGCACAAAGAAATTAACATCAATGTCACCATACTCGCGTTGAGGATTTTGCGCAAGGTCACGTTTGTAGTAGGTTGTACTGCCAACCGGTGTGCCTATCTTAACTGGTGCTAGGTCTTTGGTTTTTAAGAAAGCATTTAATGCTTGTTCAAATGCAGGTAATGATTGTACAACAACATCAACTAGTGCAGGTGTGATATGTGTACCTTGTGTTAAAGTACTTGCCCAACCGCCTTCTAGAATAAATTCCTTTGCTCTCACAGCACTGCCTTCCAGTTCTTAAACCATGCCGCTGAACCTTCACCTACTATCTCTTGACGTGTTTCTGGCAATTGTACATTTTCTTTGCCTAAGGTTTCACGTGCATCTGCTACTAAGGCATTGTAGTTAGGCAAATTTTTAATCTTAGCTAGTATAGTTTCAACTGATGCTAGATCAGCTGCACTACCATTGAATAGTTTGTGTGCAATTTCACTTGGGTCTTTAGAAACGACTTCATTAGTCTCACGATCCATTAGGCCGTTTTTGTATGACCATTTCATGCCCTGTGCTTTGGCAATTGATGCTAGTAACACATGGCGATGCATGCCTTTGAATGGGCTACCTTCTGGACTACCTGTCATACTAAAACGTTGGAAACTAGGATCACCAAACATAAAATCAGTTTGTACATAGCCATTCTTTGCTTCGCCATTGATGGGTGTTTTAAAATGTACGCTGTCGCCTGTCTTTTTAATGTCAGTAGGTTCAATGCCTTTCTTTAATAGTTGTTGTACCAGTACATCTTTGCTGATTTTACTCACATCAACTGCTAGGTCTAGGTCGCCACTTGTTTCTTTGTAGCCAGTTGACCCTAGCATATTGTCTACTAGATTAAGTCCTGTTAATTGCTCTAACCATTTAACTGTAGGAATGACATCTGCACGATTGATACGTCCGGTTGCTTCGCTACCATCAGCTAGTTTAAATACATTCCCACCTTCAGTTATTTTCATACCGGACCTTTTATACTCTATTAAGTATTTATTTAAAATACTATATGACTGGCCGGGACTGGCCTTTACGTTTAATATCCAGTGTTAGACAGTGTATACCGGCTTCCCAGAATACCCCGTGTCTAATAGGACAAACGTGACTATTGACACCTAGACTATCTAATAATTTAAATAGTTTAGTATTGTGTGTTGTGAATATAACATTGTGTGGATCAACTACTAATGGATTAAAATCAAAACAGACTTCTTGGGCATATCCCTTCCATTCATTTAACCAACAGTCTAGCCACTTGTCAGTTATTTTAATTTCTCCAGATAGATAACCATTGGTTAGGGGTGCGGTATTTCTACGTTCCCCTAATAGAACTCCTACAGGCAGTAGTCGTTTGTGCTGTAATGCATCGGGTACCCATGTTTTATTTTCGCATAAAATTATTTCATCATTGACACTAAAGAATCCGTGATCAATGTGCCCAAATTTATCTTGAACTATAATACGTCCTTGGGGAGTATTTCTGCGCATCCATTCTAACCCCAATGCCGTGCCTGGACTACGGTTAGATATTAAGGCATCTCCGTATTTAAACATACAAGCAGTATGCCATAATAGTTTATCTACGTATTTTTCTTTATAGAATTGTTCTCCACTTTCAGTCCAATTGTCTGTATCGGTTGTGATAGTGGTCAATTCTGGTGGAGGTTGACTTATCCAGTTGTGCCCTTGTTTAAATAAGTCAGCAAATATTTCATAGTAACTTAGACTGTCTATATATCTGTCAGGTAATGATGTATATGTTTGATAGACTGTTTCACCGTAGACCATATACTGATCTCGTGGAACCATAGGCGCTGTGGCTAGTTTAATATCAAAATCGGCAATTCTTATATCTTGATTATTAAGTTTGGGTCGGGGGCGATGTACTTTAACTCCTAGTTTAGAGAGATAATCTGCTAGATTATTTAAATCCTCTTTACTCTCTTCTAAGATTCGACTAAAATTGTCAGCTGTTTTTTTAGGTAGTTGCCAATTTAATTCATTGTATAAAAAACAATCGCCAACTATAACTTCTTCGAGTGGATCCCACTCTGTCCAACAGGCCATGTATATCCTTGTTATTTACATTTGATTTGTTTTGCTTTGGTTAATGCACCAAAGTCTACTGGAAAATCTTTAGTTGTTTTGTTTAAAATTGCACCTGCGGGTAATGGAAATTTAAGACCAGTTTGTTGTTCTACTGTTGCCAAACTAGTTTGTACTACACTAATATCATTACCTTGACTACCTTTGTGCTCAAATATAAATGATAACACCTCTTTGGTGGTATTGTCAATGACAATTTTATAAAAGGCATGCGGTACAACTACCTTGTTGGTGCCAATTGTTGGGTCTGCCGCACTATAGATAGGACCTGCATATACGGTAATATTAGTATTACGTTGTACTGCCCATCCACGTGTATATGTTTCTACTAGTTTCCAAATGCCACGATTTAATCCACCTGATTGTGGCATCATGTTAGTCATTAAGAAACTTTCGTATTCTACCTGTTGATCAAAGCTCAAGTCACCGTCTGGAGCAACGTGTCCTTTATCGTAACCTGTACCCGCATAGTCATCTGGTTCTGCACGTGAGCCTTTGGGTAAACTAGCATCAGCTACGAACGCATTAGTACGTGCAATACAACCAATTGCCTCGGTTGGTGTGATTGTCCAAACTGTCCACACTGGTAATTTAGCCACTGTATCGTTTAATGTAGCATAGGCTAATCTACATTGCTGTACACCTTGCTTACCTGTAGGAAAGCCGTATGGTGCTTCTTGTTTGCAAAACGACAATGCTCGAGGAGGTGTTTGATTCCACGCATAACTGTTTAAACTTATTAAAAAAATTGATAATGCCAGAATAATTTTGTTCATTGAAAGATCCTTGTTGTTTTATTTATAGATGTAATTTAAGTTGATGACGCATCTGGTTCGTTGATCTGTACAGGTTGTTCCTGTATGCTCATTATCAGCAGAAAATGCCACTAATCTATTCTCGACGGAGTTGACTTTTGTGCCATCGGCAAATATAGTGAATCCGTTGTTGGTGTTTACATAGAATACAGCAGTTTTTTTCTCAACATTATCGAAATCGCTGGAGTATTCGATGTCAGTATGATAATCATATTGAATTATATCATGTGTGGCTGGTAATAGATTGGCTTTGATTCTCACAAGTTCAATTGTTTTACCTGGCACTACAACTAAGTTGATTAATGGAGCTATCATATTAAACCAATCACTGCGCACAGTATAATTATTGTAGAATATATGGGTAAATTGATAATTGTACTTGTCTTCTACTAATGATTTTTCATCATACAATACTTTTGTTGGGCACAGATACCATGGAAAATCCGACCCTAGCATAGCAGTTTTAATTACAGAAAAATCTTCATTACTTAAACAATTATCTATTATATTATACATATTACTATTATATAGTATGTGTAATCGATAATCAACCTGGTGCTATGCCAGACCATGTAATTATACCAAAACCAGATTGACCTGCTGATCCAGGGATATTTTTGTATCCTGCTGCTGACCCAGCACCGCCACGTGCACCGCCATTAGTAGAGCCTCGGCCTGGACTGAAGTAACTTTGAGCTCTGGCTGCTCCACTTGCACCGCCGCTCTGTAATAAGATAGTGCTTGCACCCAGAGCAATAGTAGACGACCCTCCTGCGGCACCTGCACCTTGGCCACCGCCACCCGCACCACCTGTACCGATATCATATGAATATGTTTGCCCTGCTGATACAGTTCGAGTTACTGATACTAAATCCGATGCACCACCACCAAGACCAAACAACCAGTGATTTTTATCGCCGCCATCTGATCCGCCACCACCGCCACCGCCACCGCATATAGTAAATGTAGCTGAGGTTACATAAGCTGGAACAGTCCAACTACCGCTACCTGATATTGTCAATGATCCAGTAAATGGTACAGGAGTTCTTGACGTATCTGCAATTGCACAACTAGCACTTGCACCTTTACCGTCTAGTGTAATAGTTATATTTTCTACACCTTCTGTAGTCAAGTCGTTACTAAGAGTAAACGCAGCAGATTCAGCTGAGCCAACTATAAATTGTCCAGTCATGGCTCCTGATGATAAATCGGCAGCATTAACGCCACTTAGTGACCATCGAACTACTTCTCCGGTGGTTGCTCCAACAGATGACATGGTAAAGGTTACTGTCTCGCCTTCATCTATAGATGCGGTATCTCCGAATATACTGTACACAGGACTAAGTGATATATTATTTACTATACACGATGCACTAACTCCTTTATTGTCAAGAAATACTTTTAATGTTCTTGCTCCGTATGTTGTATGATTTAATTTTGGAGTAAAGCTAATTGTGTCAGTTGTACCTACTACAAAATTACCACTCAACGCACCAGCCGTTAATGCAGTTGCGTCTATACCAGTTGCGGTATAATGAACTACTGTACCATTTGTTAGGCCAGTACCACCCAAAGTGAATGTAACTGTATCGCCTTCATCTACTGAACTAAAATCAGGAGTCAGCGTGTAGATTACTGTAGGGTCATTTAGATTTTCCGCACCTTGGATTGATCTGGATGTAATTAACGGTTGCCATGCACCACTAACTTTAGTCCAACCATTTAATAATTCTTTCCACATGCCATCAACTTTAACCCATGCACGATCAATACTTCTCCAATTATTAGATTTTTTTAAATTAATATTAAAAGATTTTGTAAAGACTAAAAGCGCAGCTCCATTTTTGTCTGGATATCCGGGATTAGTACTTGGATACTCAGGTATTGAGGCGCCGCCTGGGCCAGAACCAGAACCTGCTTGTATAATAGTTCCGTAGCTTATACCGCCTTCGCCACCGTCGGATCCATTGGTACTACTAGCACCAGCCAGGCCGCCAAAATATCCACCACCGCCACCACCACCAGTAGATGGACCTTCTGCTGAATCAGCACCTTGGCTTGTTCCGCCACTGCCTCCGACTATCTGAGCATTGCCGCCAACTTTACCTTGAGTCCCAATTATACCACCACCTCCGCCACCGCCACCACCTGCAGCAACAGCAACTACCACACCGTTAACTGTGATAACAGTGGCTCCACCGCCACCACCACCGCGTCCTTCCCTAGATGCAGCACCGGCAGTGCCGCCGCTGAAATTAGTTGGACTAGTTAATCCTTTACCACCAGCATATCTTACTCCGGCGCCACCGACTGACACTACAACAATATCGCCCTGCGTTACTCTTATTTTTCTATTTGCATATCCGCCTGTTCCGCCTGTTCCGCCTTGGCCGCCACCATACGAAGTGTATACCGGTTCGTACACTGGAGCATATACTGGTTCATATACTGCTTGTACTCCCTCGGGTACTGCGGCCCACGACACAATAACTGTACCAGAACTACCTGCTGCACCCGATGATCCATATCCGCGCGGTGATCCTGACCCACCGGAACCAGCACCGATAGCAGAAGATGCGCCTGGAGATACAGCTTTAACTGCTCTGTTTGCACCTCCGCCGCCACCTGCAGCCTTTACGATAGTTGCTCCGTTTACTGCAACAACAGTTGCTGATCCTGCTCGTCCTGCCCTATCTGTGCCGCCGCCTTTTCCACCAGCACCTACAGTGGCAGTAATTATTTGGCCCGGTGTCACGGCTACAGTTGTTGTAGCCAATTCCCCAGCTTGTCCGCCTAGTCCATATATATTATGATTCTTATCGCCACCATCAGAGCCGCCGCCTCCACCACCGCCACCAACGGCAGTTATGTTAACGGATGTAACTCCTTTTGGAACAACTAACTCTTTACTTACAATTGCTTGCCCGGCAGCAACGCCCGCTCTTACTACAACCGTTCCAACTACTTGAGTTCCAGTTTGTACACTACCGACTTGGCGTGTCCCAGTCTGACGAGCAACCGTTTCACCAGCGGTGCCGCTTCCACCGCCACCGCCCCATAAGAAAAACTCAAGTGCGCTGACTCCTTGCGGAATAACGTAGATGTATGTACCAGGTATAGTATATTCTGTAGTTTGACTTATAAGACTCATTAATCAGTTTCCTTGGTGTTGCAAATTGTGTCGTAATCTTGCATTGTTAGTGTATTACCTTCATGACTTAGAGCAATTAAACGTTCTGCTAAATCGTGTAAATCCGCATCTGTTTCGGCATCTTCGCGAGCAAATTCAAATAAGCGTATTAATAGTGGAATATCGACACTAATAACATCTTGTGGATTAAATTCTTCCTTAACTGGTATCTCGCCGGTTAACGGACCTGCCGCTGGAGTTGCTGCACCGCCACTTGCACCATCATCTGCGCTGTGCCATTGATCTGTGCCGTCATTCCATTGATCATTACCGTTGTGCCATGCTGGATTATCACCGGCCCACGCATCTTCTTTAACGTGTTTAAAATAGTTAACCTGACGTTCACGTTTTTCAGCACCAGCTCGAGTTGGATATTTACCTAAGTTCTTACCAGTATGTGATTTAAGTTCATACTGGCTGCCCACTTTTACAATTGTTTCGTCTACAGGTTTAGCCAGTGCTGTTGCTTTTTGGTGAATACGTGTGCTGTATTCTTTACCATATTTGTTACGCAAATGCGTCATGTAATCAAAATATTCCTGACGTGCCTTAGTATCAGATAGTGCTCTATTCACTAGACCGTGTGCAGTAACAACATCTGCTACTTCATTATCTTCGTTAACTGCTGGATTAAAATCTTGTATACGCATAATTGCTCTCAGATTGACTCATATAAGATATTTATGCTAATTTAATTCTAAGTAAAACTTATAAAAAGACTTGACTTTAACGGTAAAAGATAGTATAATAGCTATGTCTTTAATCAACCTATGAGTAAACTCAATGACACAAATAGCAGAATTATTAAATGAAATTATCGGTGACCCAATTAACGGACCATATGAAGGTGAGGATTATTGGATTGACACTGATGGCACAATACAAGTAGCTGAGAACAATGTTAAGTTGGCGGCCATAATTATGCGTCGAGCAAATAGTAGTGGATACTTTGATACTAAGTTAGTTAAAGTAGGCAACAAGGGTGATAGTATATTACTTGGCTTTGATACTATGGCTGACATTGAGCCGGTGTACACATCAAAAATTGGATTCAAACGTGATACCTTAGCCGAAGTAAAGCGAGATTTGGCTGGCAAGTTCTGTGTGTATCTTAATAAGAAACGTGCTAGTCGTATGTTTAGTAAACTATCAGCGGTTAAAGCGTATCTAAAGAAATTAGACTTGGATTTACAAACAGACGGGCAAGAGCCAGAAGCACTAGACGATTAAAGGGTTGCCCCTTTAATCTTATGGTGTTAGTTTAGCTTGATTTGCTATAGTTTTAAACTGTGATGCAAGTTTAGGATCTGCAGCGGCTTTGTTAAGCACACCCATTATTGGAGCAAGTGCTTTTACATCAGTTGATGTTGCTGTGCCTAACGTAGCTGAATCAAGTGCTTTATCCAATGTGGCCGGAGCAACCGTAGTGCCTGTTGCGGTTTTTAGTGTATTAGTTGCCGCAGCCGCTTTTGCTACAGCCGCTGGATCAGCTGGTTTAGCACCCGGTGTTGCGGTAGCTACTGTGGCTGCACCAGGAACTGCAAACTCTTTAACGGGCTTTTTTACAGCGGCTTTTTCCTTACGTAAGCGTATTTGTTCTTGGCGTTCTGCTGGTGTAGGAACCTGAACATTCTGCATACGATCCATATTACCTAACTTAGTAGCAATAACTTTATGTCCACGTGATTCTTTAAATTCACGCAACTTGCTTTGTAAGTCTGAATACTGTTGATTTAAACTGCCTAATCTACGTGCTAATTCATCTTTAAGTTGTGGATCTTGTGATGTAGTCGGATCCATTTGAATTTGTTGTAATGCACTACGTTTAGCCTGATAATCTTCTCGATCAAGTAATGGGGTTTCACTGCCTTCACCTAGACGATTGCGACTAGCCGCACGTGCTGCCATACTGCTTACACCTGCTTGTGCTTGCTTTTTATCCTTCATAGGATCTTCATTCTTAACAGTTAAAATTTCATTAGAGAATTTAACTTTAGTAGGATTAATACTGTCAACATAGTGTTGAATAGCTGGACTATTGTTGTTAGCATCTACTAGATCTTTAAGTAAGAATGGTTGACTTGTAGCGGCTACTACCATATTAGTAATAACTTCTGGTGCAACTTCTGTATGTCCCTGTTGAATAAGTTCTTGTACTGCGGCCAACACAGCGCCTTCAACTGGATCGTTAGATTCAATACCTTCATTAATAGCACGGTAAGCTAAGTTCTTACCATAGTTAGATTGGATGTAGGCCATAGCGTGCCCTTTAGTTGGGAACACTTTATCGGTGACTGGCTGACGTGTATCAAGGCTAACTACGTGATACCCTTTAGCTTCTGGTTCTTTTTGAGCATAAGGCGCATCTAATTTCTCTTGACGATGTGCATCATATTCAGCATCTGGATCACGTTCAACTCTGGTACGCTCTTCAGGACCACTTTCCCAACCTTCTTCTACGTCTTTACTAACAGTATCATGATAGTATTCGGCGCTTGCTACTTTTAAACCATTGGCTTCTGCGTACTGTTTAGCACCTTTATGTGTGCGGAATTTTTTCTTAACTGTTTTAGTTTTTGGATCGTATACATAGAAATCGTTGTTCCAAGTAGTACGTGCTTCCACCACACCTTGATTTTGCTTTTTAATCCATGCATTGGCTTCTTCAGCTGATTTAAATGGACCAGCAACACTTCCGCCTTGACCATCTTTAAATACACGCCAAACACCGTCTTTAGTTTCACGACCAGTGTAGTTTTCTGCTAGGTCTTTTACTAAACGTACATCTTGTTTAAGCACTACTGCTTGCCCACCATCTTCTAAGTCTAGGTCAAGATATACACGATTTCTTAACTTGTCAGTTTTGATCTGACGAACATATCCAGTTTTACCAGCATCACGACCTTTAACGATAGTAACTTTTTTGTGTAGACCTTTGCTAGGACCACGACCTTCTGCCATGTTACCATGATCTACGTAAAAGCGTTCGTTGCTACTACCATTAGCCGCTGCATTGTCTTTAGCATTGTTTAAATTTTGTACCAATGATTCAATACTCTTTGGGTTAAGATTGATTTTTCTGTTACCACGTTCATGTTCGTATGATTTACCAGTTTCTAATGTGTAGCCATAGTATTCAATAAGTTCAGCTAACGTACCTGACTTACTACGCTCTCTACCATTTCTTTCTGATGTTATTGAGTAAACATCAGCCGCACCTTCACCAACTTGTGTATAAGGATGTGGATCGTTTTCTTCTTCATCACGATTGCGATTACGCTCTTGTTCGGCATCAGTTGGAACTTCTTTAGGCCAAGGAATTGATTTTCTTTTTGCTGCACGTTGTTTAGCTTGAGATTTGGCAAATTCTTCCATACCTTCTCCTAATAAATCTTCGTCGTCATCATGATCCCAGCTATCGTCATCTTCTTCGTCATCATAGTCATCATCTTCTTCCGCAGGACCGTAGTCCATAACGTCTAAACTGTCCCAACCTTGGTTAGGGTGATAGTTACCATTGGCTTTAAGAGCAAACTCTGTAGCTTTGTGTGCTAGATCGTCGTAGCTGGTAACCGGACCAATATACTGTTCTAGTTGTCTATAACTTGCTTGGTTAAATTCATCACCATCATTGAAGTGACGATAGACAATTTTACTAGCCGCACGCAACACTTCACCTTCAATAGTTTCTGCCGCACCCTGTGCCGGTACTAATTTTTCATATAGTGCTTCGTATTCTTTTTGTAATGCTCCGGTACCATTCCAGTAGGTACGTGGCTCATCAGGTAAACTAACACGATCACTACCTGTGTTCCAACCTTCTTCAACAGTGGTATAACGTTTACTTGGCTTACCATGTTTAGTATATTCACGACCTGGTCTGCTACCTTTACGACTTGGACGTTTTTCTTCTACACCAATGTCATCTTCCATAAAATTAGCGTATGCTTCTGCTAATTCTTCTTCTTTAGTTTTAGGAGTAGGACCTTTAGCTAGATCTTTGATGATGCTATCTCCTACTAATTTTTTACCCGGGGTACCTTTGTCTGTACCCTTCCATTGCTCACCTGGTTTTTGTTCAGGCTCACCGGCAAATTTAGACATAGCTTCTAATAGTTTTCGCATCATACTCATTTTGTTTTTCTCTTTTTAGGTTGTTTATACGTGCCACCAAACAATGTGCCCACTTTAGGACCTGTGCCTACACCTGGTACAGTAGCAATAGCGCCAGAGCTAGTTGCTCCGCTGGTTGCATCTTCGGTTAAGTCTGGTCGTTTGATAATATCGGTTATTTTCATATATGTATTTATTGTAATGTAAAACTTATGGTATGTTCATTGATCTGTTCAACATTAAATGTTTGATTGACAATTTGTAAATTACGCAGGGAGAATTGTGCTATGGAGTTGCTCTGAGAGATTATTTCAATTCTAGCAATATTGTTATTATTGTTAGGCATCACTATCCAGATATTTTCGTTAATTAACGTTTTAGAATCCCAAATCCAAGTGCGTTCTGTTAATAAATCATCATTTATATACAATCGATAATTATTTTGTTCAACAGGATCTATACAATGTACTTCTACTGTAAGATTTATTGCGTTCATATTAGATTAAGCGTAATGCTTTGAGATTTTTATTAATAGCACCGGGTTTGATATCTACAGTAAGCGCACTGGCCCATCGTGGATCATTGGCTTCTTTCTTATTCTTTGGAATATAACCACTACATTCTGCTAATTCTGGATCTGCTAACATCATACCTTTACGCACTGCTTGGTATAAAGGTTCAGCTAGTTTACCTGCACCTGTTGCCTGCGCAAATGCTTGTAAGTCATTATTAGCCGCTGCCTCACGTGCTGAACTAGCACTAACACCTGCTATACCATCTGCATCAGGATCACGTTCACCACTAGAAACAAATTTAATATCATCAAACTTGTAGTAAGCACCATTAACACCTTCTACGCCATTGTACTTAGGTATCAATTCTTGGAAACTATCAATACGATCACTACCTGCAACCATTGTTATATTTCTATAACCCTTGGCATATAACCAATGAATAACGTCCATGATAGTTTTTATGTTAGTATCGTATACAACATGGCCTGCTTGATCTGGAAATAATGCTCGAACAAACTTAACTTTGGTAGCGTAATCTAACGGATTCTTTTTCTTATCTTGTGATTGGCTAACAAACACAAAGTAATCACCACCTTGACTAGCTTTGGCTACAGTGTTGATTAATTGTCCGTGCCCTACAGTAGGAGGATTCATGCGGCCAAAACAAAATGCTGCATGTTTAGTAGTTGTTGATTCAAAAATTTCAGTGAGAAACATAGTAATCCTGTAGCTATTACTATATTTAGTTTATAATTTTTCTAATAGCCAAATATAAAATGGACTAGAAAATTTAAGGGTATATGAACCATTCCAACCAAGGTTAACACATTCAGCTAACTCGGTTATTTCTTTGCCCTGATATTGTTGTGGTGTATCTAGTATAAATTTTGATTCGGACCATAATAATTCGCCGATTGATATATCATCAATAGTAATATCATTGATATTAAGCAACATATCTTTAGTTACTTCGTTATTGGTAACTAAAGTGTCGCTATCAGTTTTATTTTCTAGTTTAATTCTGAGAGTATGTTCGCCCTCGTCAATCGTATGGGTAAATTTGTGAGTTTGCGGAGATTCACTAGAAATTTCAGTTTGTATAATAACCTTGTTATCAAGCCAGATAGAGAACTGTGGTTTTTTATTCCAATATGTTCCGCTAACTGTAACTGCAACTTCTAGTGATTCTTGTTCCATTTTTATACTGGGTGATGTTGTGCAGTTTGTGCGGCTTTAGCTGCAATTTGATCCGGTGTAATATCTGGCATAGTTGGTTTACCACCAGTTAATACACTTAAATCACCTGCAAACTCATAATGACCACAGTGGTTCAATAATACTTTAGCATGAGCATAAATCTCACCTCCTAGAGCAGACCAACGACGACAGAATGTCCAGTCTTCACTTAGATAGTGACCTTTCTCATCAATTTCTGTGTCAAACAATGAGTACATAAATGGCTCGTATTGTTTACCAAGACCAACATCATCTACATATTTTGTATCAGTACCGTATGCTTCGATCATTTTTTCAACAACTGTTTTCTTAAACATCATAAAACCAGTGCCCATAGTATCAACTGGGAAAATATCGTTAACAATCTGTGTACCTGGCTTAACGTTAATTACATAAGAAATTGGCAATGCTTTCTTAGGATATAGTCCACCAATGATGTCTTTTTCACATAACAACATTTGGAAAATACTTTCTGGTTGGAATCTAATATCAGCATCAATAAACATAAAATGTGTGGCTTTTTCGTTAGTCATCATTTTAGCAACTAAGTTGTTACGAGCACGGGTTACCAATGACTCGTTAACCATAGTATCTAATGACCATTGTAAACCAACACGTTGCGCCATAAGAATGAAACGTAGGAAACTTGTAAATGTTGGTTCGTTAATCATACCACCGTAACATGGGATAGCAAAGTGAATATGATATTTGCTAAAATCTGGTTGTGCTTGTTGTGCTTGTGGTAGCGTGGCATTCATCGCCGGCTGATTAGGTTTAATACGTTTTGCCATTGAAAATCTCTCTTTATTGAATTAAATTATGCTCTTTCGATTTCTACTAATGTGCCTGCGCCCGCAAGCTCTTCTACTACTGCTTCGAGACTATGCAATATATCATTGCTGATAATCTCTGTTGAGTTTTCGCTGTCTTTCAACAGTTTACTTACTTTGATTACTAATACTTCTTCTTGTAATTTTGCCATGATATATCCTTATAATAGCTGTATATAATTATTTATCATGGCAAATACTAATACAAATTATTCTACTATAATAAAACCTTCATCGTCAACTGTTTTGTTTTCTAATAAAATCAGTTCATCTGTTGGTTCAACTACAATAAACTCTATTGCATCATTGACATAGTCTGCTGTAACTGCACTACCAATGGCAATATTTTCAAACAGTATTTTCTTACTTAATGGCACTTTAATTAGCTCACTAATCTTACGTGCTAGTGGACGTGCGCCCATTGCACGATCAAATCCAACTTCAACTAAGTGATCAACTAATGCTTCTGTTGAACGTAGTTTAATTTGTTTCTCTGCTAGTAATTCGTTAAGCTCGTTTAAGAATTTAACAACAATCTTCTTCATGCTAATCTTATTAAGTCCATTGAACTTAACTACAGCATCTAAACGATTGCGGAACTCTGGTTTAAAGAACTTTTTAACAGCACTATCATCTTCGCCTGTTTTTTGTAAGTCGCGCCCAAAGCCAATGTTGTTTTGCTCATTGTCTGCTGAACCTAAGTTACTGGTTAATACTAACATAGCATTACGACAATCCGCTTTCTTACCATTGGATCCAGTAATAGTACCTTCATCCATGATCTGTAACAATAAGTTACTAATGTCGGGGTGAGCCTTTTCAATTTCATCTAACAAGATAATTGAATGTGGATTACGCTCTACTTCACTGATTAACAAGCCGCCACCTAAGTTACCATCTTCGTAACCAACATAGCCCGGAGGAGCACCAATAAGTTTAGCCATAGCATGTTTCTCTTGATATTCACTCATATCAAAACGTATTAACTTCATGCCTAAGTTTTCACTAAGCAATTTAGCTAACTCTGTTTTACCTGTACCAGTTGGGCCTAAGAATAAGAAATTACCAATTGGTTTGTTATGTGCTTTTAATCCAGCTTTAGCAACATAAATCTTCTCAAGTACTGCATCAACTGCGGTATCTTGTCCGTATAGTTTATCTTTAATGTTACTTTCTAAACTTGGTAATGAAGTTGATGCATGTTTGCTATCAAAGTTTTCTTTTGGAATCTTAGTTGCTTTGGCCAAAGTATCGACAATCGCATCACCATTAACTACCCAAGTTGGATTATTAATTTTAAGACGTGCGCAACTCATATCAATTAGGTCAATGGCCTTATCTGGTAAGCGTTTGTCTGTTTGATAGCGTACACTTAAATCAACTGCTAGTTCAATTGCTTCATCTAAAATCACACCATTGTGGAAACGTTCAAAGTGACCTTTAAGTCCAAGTAAGATGTCTTTGGCTACTTCTGGACTTGGTTCATCAATGTTTAGTTTGTAGAATCTGCGCATTAACGCACGATCTTTTTCAAATGATTGTGTATATTCTTCATAGGTAGTCGAAGCAATAACTTTAATGCCGCCTTTGGCCAATGCTGGTTTGAGCATATTAGCAAAGTCTACACTACTTGAGCTACCTGCACCTGCGCCCTGCATTTGATGTGCTTCATCAATGAACAATATAGAATTACCTTTGGTGTTCAGTGATTCAAGTACGTCTTTAAGTTTTTCTTCAAACTCGCCACGGTATTTGCTACCGGCTAATAAGCTACCGATCTCTAAATTATAAACAGTATAGGGTTTTAAGTATTCTGGTACATCACCGTTGACAATTTTGTATGCCAAGCCCTCTGCAATAGCAGTTTTACCCACACCCGGATCACCAATCATTAACACGTTGGATTTATGACGACGAGCCAGCACTTGTGCAATCTCTTCCAACTCATATTCACGACCAATAACTGGATCTATCTTACCATCAGTGGCAACTGCATTTAGATTTGTGCAATACTCTTCTAATATTGCATCAGAAAAATCTTGTTTAGCTTTTGAATCTTTGGTCTTAACTGCTTTACCATCGACAAATTTATCGGCATAATATTTTACTAGATCTTTGCGGTTAATACCCCATTTAAGCATAAAGTAAGCGGCATGACTGTTGGTCTCTTGACTGATACTTAAGAATAAATCAACTGGTTCCATTTGCTCACGTGCTGTAAACAACACCTGCGTAAACGCACGATTGAACACACGCTCTAAACTATGGGTACGCTGCGGTACAATTTCTTTATCCGATAGGTCAACCAGATGATCTTGTTGAGCAGTATATTCGTACAAGTCTGCCAATAATGGATTAGTATCAACACCATATTCGGTTAGTAACTTTTTAAATGCTCTAAATTCGATAAGTGCAATTAACAAATGTTCAAGTGTTACGTATTCATGCCTATAATCACGTGCAAGTTCAGTTGCCGCTGCAATGATTTCTTCAATTTCGGGATTAGAATTTATTGCCATTTTTAGTCCTTGCTAATTAATTGTTTTAAGTATTTGTATCTGTGCCGCGGTTAATGTTGGTGTTTTAATTATTGTATTAACAATTAAATCACCTCTATATTGAGTATTCATTTGATATAAGCCTTTACCTTGTAGACCAAACTTAGTACCAAATTGACATCCTACTGGAATCTTAATTAAGTACGTACTACCATCAATTCCTTCTACTTCTTTTTCTGTGCCTGTCATTGCTTCAATTGAGGAAATTTCTAAATTACTAACTAAATTAACACCGTGTATCTCAAAACGTGGATCATCGATTACATTAATAATAACATACAGATCACCCCTTGTCAATGATTCAAAGAAGTTGTCACCCATTTGTGTATATTTAATCGTTGTACCATTACTTACGCCACGCGGTATTTTTACATCTACATTAAATTTATCATTCTTGGTAGTCTGTACACTTACTGTTTTTTGCTGTTCGATTAATGTACTGGCAAGGGTAACAGTTATATTAATACGTAGGTCTTTATTACGTCTTGGTTGTTGCTGTTGGAAAGGGCTACCACCACGTTGACTAAAGAACTGACTGAATATATCCTGTGGGCCACCACCACCAAAATGAAATTCAAATCCACCAGGCCCACTGCCGCCTGCACCGAATGGATTGGGATTATCATGTTCTTGTCTTTTTTGTGGATCAGTTAAGGTGTCGTAAGCACCCTGTATCTCTTGAAACTTAGCAGTATCGCCGCCTTCTTTATCAGGATGATGTTTAGCAGCGAGCTTACGATAAGCCCGTTTAATTTCTTCGTCTGTGGCGCCGCGATGTACGCCTAGTGTTGAGTATGCATCTGTCATAATAGTTATTATATGTGAAAAAAGGAGAATTGTCAAGCTCTCCTTTTTATTTACTATCAAAATTACATATGGTTAAGTTTTCTTTCTACGTAACGGTCTATTTGGATCTACAGCCACTGGTTCAGGTGCAACTTCAGTTTCCTCAGCAATTTCAACCATTTCCTGTCCCACTGCTATTTCTGCAATCTCAAAAGTTTCAACAACCGATTCGACTGTCTCGGCTATTGGCTGCGCATCTGTCGGACTACTTTGGCTTAACCAGACTGGTTCTGAAGGACTTGTTACAGGGGTGTCCTCAAACCCTGTTACTTTCCCGCATCACCGTTTTCAATTGATGCTACTTTTTCTTTACCACGTGTCCAAGCTGCAATACCTAAGATAGCACCCATGGAGATATGGTACAAACCACCACCTTGAAGTGTTAGCGGTACCCACATACCTACTGCCTGTCCAGGATTCCAATATTGAAGTAAGTTGAATAAGATTGGACCTAAGATAAAGTCAAACCAAATTGTAGCCATGTATGTAATAGCCATTAATGGGCGCCATTTGCTGGTCATCCAATCTTCTGATTTTTTTTCTGCTGCTGTTACCATTTTTTGCTCCTAATTATTATTGTTATTATTATTTATTAGTTTGTGATTAACTTACTGCGCTGGCTAGATCAATTAAATCATTAATTATTTCGTTTAATTGACTTAATTTTGCTAGATCACCGGCCGCTGCTTCAATAACTTTAGTGCTTTGTAAATCTTTAAGTAATTCTTTATATTCACTCGGCGATAGCTTACCAGCTGTAAATTCTGCTTCTAATGCATGTACTTCTATTAATACATTGTCTACACTGCTCATCTTGGTTTGGCTCCTATTACTGTTTTCATTGTACCTGAACTATTTTCTATATTATTAAATTTAAGTTCGCAGTATTTTTGACTCACAACTTCGCCGCTATCGTAACGCTCTTTGAGACCTTTGGTAATAGCTGCAAGTTCTGTAGTCATTGTTATTGTATCTTTATTTTGTGGAATACTTGCTGAATAGTTACGTAGTTCAATACTCTTAACATAAACGGTGTCTACATACACTAGCACTTCTTTAGTACCACATTTAGTTACACCTACTTGTGCTTGTGTATGGATTTGATTAACTAAACTATATTCGTTGCTGTCAAACCTAGCCATACGATACGCATCAATTATTGTACTAATACTAGCACACCCCGACAATAGAACTACTAGACTAACTAAGGCTAGTTTTTTCATTTAATTTCCTCGTAGATACGACGTTGTTCTTTATACCAAATACCCCAGGCTTCGTGTTTGGCCTGGCACTCATAGTAGGTGCTGTAATTTTCTGTAACATTACCTACAACATCACTTAATTTGTTAGTGTCTGTTGGTAGTTGTTTAAGAATCGGACAATCTATAGCAAGTTCACTAGGAACATCCGGAAATGGTGCTTTAACTGGCACTAGAGTTGAGCAACCTGAGAGTAATAATACTGCTAATAGATATCTCATTTAGTTTCTCCCACTGGTTTCTCTGCGGCCTTGTTTAGTAGTTCGATAGCTTCTTTAGGCACCACACATTCACCGTTGATAATCTTTTCTTTCTCTACAATTTCTTTCTGTAGTTGGACCTGTACTTCTTTAATTTTTTTGATCTTAGTAACTACTTTAGTTTTGATCACTGTGTTTGTTTCTTGGCTTTTAACCACAGCCGCATCTATTTTTGCCTGTAATTCTGCGGCACGTTCTCTCCATTGTGTTTCAACTTCGTAGCCGCCTTTAAAATACACACCTGCTACCAACAGCATGATACCTACAACCTGTACTATTAGTCGATAGGGTCTAAGATAACTAAAATTGAATACAAAACCTAATAATGAAGTAATGATACCAGCATAGAATACTAAATTAACAAACGCATGCAAGATGCTATCTGGAATAAATGTCAACATCCACATATTATTCTCCTAACATTTTTTTGATAGTTGCTGGACCAACAATACCATCTGCTGTCAAACCATGTGCTGTTTGCCACGCTTTAACTGCTTTCTCTGTACCTGGACCAAACTTACCATCTGCTGTTTGTCCTAATGCTTTTTGTACCGCTTTGACTGTGTCGTTATTGCTGCCTACACGCACTGTTACGTACTCTGTAGCAGACGCAGGCGCCGCATGTGACTCTGCTACATGCCCACCACCTAACAAGTGTTTAGCTTCTTTGTAGTGCTTTGTACGATCTTCTAGGCCAATTGTACCACCGTTAATACGTTTGGTCATTTTAACTATATCATCTGCATCACATATAGCATTTAAGCCATTTGTTTTCCAGAACCAACAAGCTGATTCAATGGCACCATCTAAGGTTTCTAAGTCAGCCACTGCTTCTTCTACTGTCATGCCTACTGATTTAGCAAACTTAGTATAGTTATCACGACCAGTTAGTTGGATAGCACCGCGACCACAGAACTTAAATCCATCACCACTGGACTCTGGGCCATTGCCCATACGTCCACCGTAGACTTTGTTAGCAATCTTTTCTGGTTGACGATTGTATGGTTGCGCACTTGCTAGTGTAGGGAAGTATTTTTTAAAGATCTTACTTAAACCCTCTGCTGAGTAGTTTAAGTTTTCTTTAAGAATTGTAAAGCCTGCTGACTCATGCCCGCATTGTGCTAGGAAACCTGCAGCACGATTAACTGTGTTAATCTCGTACTTTTCAAATTGCTCTGTAAGTACTTCTGCCAGGTCTTCTGGATGCTTGTACTTGGGAAATAGTGCTTTGATTAAACCTGCTGTAATTTGCATAATTGAAAAATCCTTGTTGTTATTTTATTCCTGCCGCCCGTCTTAAACTTTCTGTAAATTCATTTATTGGTGCAGTTGTAGTTACATCAACTCCTGCGGCTGTTTTAAGTTGATCTAATTCTCTATCTAATTCTTCATCTTTTTCATACTTAGCGCGATATTTTTCTGGAGTTAATGCCATAATTTGACCTAATACCTCAACTGTTAGTTCGTGCTCACTGTTAGATTTAAAATAACGTACACGCCAATCGGTAATATCTTGTTCTGTTAAGTTTACAATGTCTGAGATCAATTTATAAACTTGTTCTGGTACTTCTGGTGTACGATCGAGTTCAACAAACACTAGATAATCGCCACCTTCTTTTTCACCTGAGCTAACATCAGCATCAAGAACCCAATCGTAGCCTTTTTCAATGAAACTAACTAGATCAATTGCTGGCTCTTTGCCGGCAACTTTAAAGCTAATCACGCAAATATCGGCATCGTCGCCCATTTTACTTTTATATTCGTCGATGTGTAGTTCATTGTGAACTAAACGTTTTAAGTCGCCACTTTCTAAGTTTTCGTTAAGCTGGTTGTTGTGCATTTTATGCGATACCTTGTTCATTGCCTTGTTGATCTTCACTTGATATGTTTTCTGCTGCGTCATCACCTTCTTCGTATGCTTGATTTATATCTTCAAGATCTAGGGTTTCGCTTTCTAACTCTAAACTACCTTGCTGTATTTCTTGCATTAGCTTTTTAGGCATAACAATTTTAACCAGCCACACTGGAACTTTTTTCATTTTTGGCATTTTACCGCCCGGTTCAAAGTCATCTGGTTCTTTAACTTTAACTGGATATTCAAGCATGTCTTTACTATAATAAACTTCACAGTCGTAACTTAGTAAACGCTCGCCACCACGTGGGTCTGGCATACGCTTGTGCGGCCACATGAATGTACAGGTTACAAAATATTTTTCGTATGCTGGCCCTTGTACTAACTCACCTTCTTTCCAGTGTTTAAACACATAAAGATCAAGTTCGTCTAATACTCGTTCAAAGTCCAATAGAGTATTCAGACTGCTGTCAGTCATAAATATTTCTTTTGTATTTTGTATAACGTCTGTAATTGCTTGTGTCATAGTTTTAGGTTCTTTATGTTATTTATTCAATTCCGCGAGCTTGCTTGGATTGTACACCGTGCCATACTTCCTGATCTAACCAGTATTCATCTACGTGTTTAACATACTTGGCATTAGGATCACTGGATATAAATTTAAATATATCCGGATTAGCGTAGTCTATAGGAAAACTTAATAGTTTACTAATATATTTAAGGTAATGCTCGCGATGTAAAAATAATGCTTCGTTTGATAGGAAATGTATAGGAAAATCGCTGGTTAACAGCTGATTATAGTAGTATTCTTGCGCAATTGGTGTGGTTATTTCCTTACGCACTCGTAACTGTTGTTCTGCATTAATATTCATATCACGAGTGATAATAGCAATCTTAACATCTATCCCAACCCCACGTGCTTGTTGTGCTACTTCAAGTATTTTAGGAATATAACGTTGCCCATCGTAAAAGAAAGGACAGCTAACATTAGCTAGCCAATAATCCTTACCTTCAAATTGACCGGCAGTGAGACGCTCGGGGCGAACCCAATATTCAGCGAACGGTTCTAGGTCACTAGGTACCCAATATTTGTCTAGTAGACTCTTCCAACCACCTACATTTGGATGTGTACTAAGAATACGGCTGAATAAATGATTGCCACTGCCTTGTGGCCCGGTGATGATTATTAATCGTTTCATGGTTTAGTTTTAAATGTTGTTCCAAATTTATTGCCGTTGTCTAATTCATTATAGTCGATGCTGTGTATGTATTTTGCATTAGCATCATCTGTTAATATTTCATCTATTCTAGGATTATCATGTGCCACTGGTATATTAAGTTTTAAACTTTTTAAATAATCCTGTTTATATAGATACAATAGTTCATAACTTAAAAATGTTGGATTTGATAATTTAGGCAACTGCTCCAAGAACAATGGCAAGGTACTTTGTGTTCTAATGCGAGTTTGTTGAGTTGCGAGTATAGTTTGATCACGGCCAACTATAGCTAGCTCAACTTCAACTCCTTGTGCTAATACTGCGTCTTTGAAGCCTTGTACATCAGCAGTCCATATAGGATTAATGTCACTACCGATGATACCCAACGGTAAACTAATACTAGTAAAATAATAGTCACTTTGATTCCAATCAAATTCAGCCAATAAACTATGATCCTTCCAATGCTTGGCGAATGGCTCTGCGAAACGATGTGCCTCCCAGTAGTTGTCTAATAGCGTTTTCCACCCATATACTTCTGGATGCAGGCTAAAGATCTTACTCCACAAATGGTTGCCAGCACCTTGCGGACCAGTCAATATTAACATCTTCTTAGCCATATAATACCTTTGCTAGATCGTCTAACAATATTCCCTCGGTCCTCTCTGGATGCCACACCAAGCCCCATATAGGTAAGTGACTATGTTTAAATGCTTCAACAGTGCCATCATGGGGGCAAGTTGCTATGGATACTAAGTCAATCCCCAATCTGCCAATACTATTAGTATGATGACTATTTACATAGTTTATATTACCATCGATTTCAATTTCGTGCGCAGTATTGTTGTGTCCATCGACAGGCAGGTTGACGCCACTGTGAAATTCATTAATGAAAAACGCACCGTGGCATACTCCTAATATAGGTATTCCTTTTAATAAGGCAATATTGTAGTACATTGTTTCTGTGTGGGTACGGTTTGGTGTTGCATCACCACCTGACAGAATTAACATATCGAAATCAAGAGGAATATTCGATACATTGGGTATAGGCTCTATATCGCAGTGATTTAATAACCCATACCAACCATGTTCTAAACAGTCATATGTAATGTTATTGTGTACTATTTCACGTTGTGAGATTGCTATTTTCATTTGTAGTATGCAAAGTAGATTAACCCAGCAATAATCATAAAGATCTGTGGTAAGAAGTTAGTGATTAAACTTTTCTCATTCCACTTAAATCCCACATACACCCATCCACTGGCACCGATAATTTGCAAGATGCTATTCCATGGAGTAATGCCTAAAATATGCAAAGGCATAGCACATAGAATCATTGTTGCCGAGAACCACTTGACTATTTGTGTATAATCTTTCATTGAAATCCTAGAGGTAAAAAAAGGGACCTAAGTCCCTTTTATTTGAAACTTATACTATTAATTATGCGCCGTAAGCGTCAGCAATTAATTTTGCAGCTTCGGGCAATGCTGTTGTGTTCATGCATGATACAGCAAACAAGTCCATGCGCATTGTACGTGCAATTTCTTCAACACGTGCTTGTGCATCAGCATCTGTTGCTAACAATTCTAATGAACGTGCACCAATGTTACTGTGGAAGCCTTCATCTTTAGCAATTTTAGCATAGGTTGTTGAGATGAATTCGTCTTGAATACAGTCAGCCATTTTGTTCCATACACGTTCTGCACGACCTTCAGCAATGAACTGATATGCAGCAAGTGCTAGTGGATCTTGTTGTGCTTCGTACTTAGCTAACAATGCAGCACCTTTAGCAGTTGGGTTAGCTTCTTCGTTAGCAATTGCAGCCGCAACGTCTAATTTCTCACCAGTCATGTGTTCGATAACATCACGCACCATACGGAAGTGATTGGCTTCATCTAATGCTTGTTTGCTAATTAACGCACAATATTCTGCTGTTGCATCTGCAGGCATATTAGCAACTTTATTAGCAATCTCTACCATGTTCATACGTTCGTTAACCATACGACCAACAAAGTGTGTTACTAATTGCTCTTGTGTTGGGTTACTGTTGAAATATGCTTCAACTTGCATTTCACTTGCTTGAAATAGTGCTTCGTTGTCTTGTGCCATTTTAGCAACAAATTGTTTTGAGTTCATTTTATTATCCTTTTAATAACGTTATTTTTTAATTAATGTAACTAATATATCTGGCCAGACGTTAGTTACATTAATGTCTGCGTCGAAATTATCTTTAATCCACCCGGATGTAAAGTACTCCCACTTACAGTTATTTATCATTCCGAATTCCAAAATAGCTTTGTTTTGTGCTGAAATTTCTGCCAACATGCCTACACTATCCTTGTAAGCATTGTAGCACGGGTATTTAATTTGAAATCCACCAGCTTCGTGCCACCATGCATAGCTTGTCATATCTGGACGGTACACTAACATAATCCACGCATCTGAGAATGTATCTTTAATTTCGTGTAACTTGTATGCCCAATCGTGACTCTTAACTAACTTAGTACCGCCATCTGCGGTCCATGCACTGTTTATGTGCGCTGCATCTAACGTAGTTTCAAACTCCATACTGCGACCAAAGTATGCACCAACATGTCCTGTGTAACTGTGATGACTGTATGTACGTGCAGGAGTACGGTCACTGGTATTCATGTTAGGCATTGACTCTAACACCTGTGCTATGCCACTCCATCGTGATCCGGGTACGCCTGTAAAAAATATGTGATTAGGTAATTTGCTCATATAAGTAATTATATGAATCAAACAGCACTTAATAATTATTTTGGTACCACGTGGCAATCAAATTTAAAACAATACACATACTCCGGGTGGGCATTAGTTGATAAAATTAACCCCAACGAATTAGTATTAGATGTGGGCTGTGGATTCAATGAGTTTAAATCTCGTATACCCAATCTTGTAGGTATCGATCCTGCAAACGACAAAGCCGATTTTAAACTACCTATAGAATATTTTAGAAATGATATAAAGTTTGATGTAGCATTTTGTCTAGGTAGCATTAACTTTGGTAAAGAAATTAATATAGTCAATCAGATTAGACATGTAGTTGCATGTCTCAAGCCTAAAAGTAGAATCTACTGGCGTTGCAATCCTGGCCTAGCTGATCATAACAATGAAGAATGTAAAGAGATAGACTTTTATCCATGGACTATAGAAAAACATGTAGAGTTTGCTGAATTATTTGGTTATAAGCTAACAGTTGCTAGATGGGACACTGGTAATAGAATTTATGCAGAGTGGATCTCTTAGCTCAGTATTTAGTAATTAAATCTCAAACATAACTGTGTACTTTCAACCATTTTCTTATAGTTAAATAAATTTAACATAGGAGGACAAGCGATACATAAATCAGCATAAGTTTAATAAATTGTATACTCAGACGACAATGGTTTTAATACACTGACACTACAAGAAGGCATATTCAGACAGTCTCAATTAAACTCTGCACTACTGTATTCACAACTACAATAATAAATTCGACCAACCTTTAATTAACAGTGGCGCAACATTTACCACACCGCATGATTAATAACTAATTAACTAACAATGGTGGACTATGACAAAACGCAGAAGCAATACAACTACAAAAGCACGTGAATTCGTAAGATTTATAGATAGTAACCCGATACCAATACCAACAGCATATAACCAAAAGAAATTTTCAAGTTTTGATTTAGTAAATGTAAGCCCAAAAACAACAAACCAACAAAAAGTTTTTGATATGTGGAATGAAGATTATTCCATGATATTAGCTGGGTCCGCCGGATCAGGTAAGAGTTTTATTGCATTATATCTTTCATTGTCTGATGTACTTGATAAGGTTAATGGATATGAAAAAATAATTATTGTACGTAGTGCAGTTCAGGCTCGAGAGCAGGGGTATGTACCTGGTACACAAGAAGAAAAGAATGCAATTTACGAATTGCCCTATACACAACTGTTTAATGATTTATTTAGAAAAACAAACCAGTATAGATTCTTAAAAGAAGCAGGCATTGTAGAATTTCACACTACTGGTAACATTCGTGGTGTAACATGGGATAATAGTATTGTTATCTTTGATGAATTTCAAAATGCTAACTACGAAGAACTTTCAACAGTGGCAACCCGTGTTGGTCAACACTCTAAACTTATTTACTGTGGCGATATTGCACAAAACGACCTACATCGTAAAAAGAATGACATCAGTGGCTTTGCTAAATTTGTGAAGATTGCCGAAATGATACCATCATTTCGTAGTGTCTACTTCAATCATGACGATATTGTACGTAGTGGATTTGTTCGTGAATTTATCATTGCTGAGGAAATGTGGAACGAAGCTAATCCGAATGGGTAATTAACTCAAAGATTTCTTTCCAGTTTTTAACTACAGGATATGGGCACTCATGATGCATGTTGTGCCCATGTTCGAACAATATTGATTTTAACCCAATTGCATGCCCTAAGTCTGCATTTTCGGGCTTGTCTTCAACCCACCAGAGACCACTATCTCTGTACTTCTCAAGTGCTTCGTGTTTATCTGCACCAGTATCTAAGCACACAATCTCATCAAATGTATTAGCACCAAATAACTTATTAAGATTCATTGCACGTAACTTTTGCGCATTAACATCTTTGCTTATGCTAGTGATACAGTTAAACACATAGCCATATTCTTCATGTAAGCGTTTAACATAGTACACAGCGTCACGCAATGCGGGTACAAAGCCCATAGCCGCACTTTCATTAAACAAGCGTACTAACTTCTTACTTTCATCATGCTCGAGATCATTGTACATTAAGTGAATGTAGTATGTTAGCTTTGCATCTTCTTTAAGCACATATCCACGTTCTTGCATCCACACACGAAACGCCCATTCCCAATCGAGCAAACAACCGTCGACATCAGTTAATATTATTTTTTTACCTTTATAATCCATAATTACCCAATCTAGTAGTACATTGATAAATAAGTATATGTTCATACAAAACAAATACACTAAAACTTATTATAACATAATTAATCGAGCTAAGTCAAGAGCAATTGACGGTTATACTGAAACACACCATATCATTCCCAGATCACTTGGTGGCGACAATAATATCGACAACTTAGTAAAATTAACTGCACGTGAACATTTTATTTGTCATCTATTATTACCTAAGATGACAACTGGTGCAAACTATCAAAAAATGTTGTATGCGTACACTATAATGTCCGGGCGCACTCTATACAATGCTAAGAAGTATGAATTCTATAGAAAAGAATATACTGTAATTAATAGCATACTTAGAACAGGATCAGGTAATGGTATGTTTGGCGCTGATAGAAGTGGTATGAAAAATACATTTTTTGGCAAGACTCATAGTGAAGAAACTAAACGAAAAATATCAATTGCAAAAACAGGTGTCAGTACGATCATGCCACCATTCTCGCTCGAACATAAAAGAAATTTAAGTCGTGCAATGCAGGGACGTAATGCTGTAACATATAATTTTGTGCATGACGAGCACGGTAACTTTACAGGTACTATTCAGGCATTGATAAAACATTATCCCGACACATTTACTAAAAAATATCACAATGCAGAGATATGGAAACTTACGGCTGGACTTTACAAATCATGTAAGGGCTGGAAGTTGCTATAAAAGATACTTGTCGCTAGGAATACTAGGAGTTTTGACGCTTATTATAGTGGTTTCTTCGAGATATTCAGATTGACTAATATCATTAGGGTATAATATATAACCCTCACCTGGACCAAATAATTTTCCATTGGTTAATACTTTACCAGATACTATTAAAGTAATTTCTGTTATCTCGGTGTGATAATGGCTAGCACACGGACCACGAGGATTAGTCTGTACGCCAACTTCAAACTCTTTGGTACGGAATACAGCTTCAGCAAAATCTCCAATAAACCAGCCACGGGCGCCGGATTCAGATAATTTAAATTCCTTCATTTAAATTATTCACTGCATCATCAATATATTCAGCGTAGCCATCATAATAGTGTGTGAATAGCTCTTCGAAATTATTGGCATTTTTGAAGGTGTTTTTAATGATTTTAGCTTCGGTTAGGTTCAAAATCACTTGGTTTACAAGCTGTTTGTTATGTAATCCGCGGGTGATGTACACTTGCTCTTCATATTCAATATTAGCAGGATCTTTCATATAACCTGCTTTATGAGTCTGTTTAGGATCTTTAGGTTGCCCTGTGTACTTGGCAATTAGGTAAATGCTTAGGTCTGCCATTATTGTGATACCTGACTTAGTTCAATCATCATTGCCGATAGGTTAATTTCGTGATCTGCAACAAGTGGTGCGTTAACTGCGGCCTTACGAATAATTAGTATTGCTTCGTCTTGCCCTTCGTCTGTCTTAGACCATAAACTTAAATTGTTATATGCCCAAGAAATAATTTCTTCCATTTCTTCTGGACGAGCTTGTTCACATAACAGTTTACGTGCTTCACGAATTTTACCATGTTTAAACAAATCAATCATAGCAAGTTTGTAATCACTTGTACCCGTGCCTGTTTCGTTTGGTGCTTTGAGTACATTATCTGTACTGTTCATTTGTAACAAGTTTAGGCACTTACGTAAATCTGGATAGGTTGCTTTAACATAGCTGTCCAATGTATCTAAGTCAAACTCTACACCTTCTGTTACTAACACAGTGGCCGCACGTGCTGTAAACTCTGTGTGATCAACTTTCTCGATATGAAAACCTTGACAACGACTGTGTAGCGCAGGAATAATCTTGTGCGGATAGTTACAGGTCATAATAAAACGTGCTGTATCACTATATGTTTCCATTAGCCCACGCAACACTGCCTGCGCACCTGGTGATAAGTAATCAGCTTCATCTAACAGGACAATTTTAAACTTGCCAAACGGCATTGTACTAACAAAGCCTTCGATGCGTGTTCTAATAAAGTCTACACCATTATCACGTGACGCATTGATTTGTAAAATATCATACTCGTCAATGTTTAACGCTGTAATAAGAATCTTTGCTAGTGTTGTTTTACCGATACCAGCCGAACCACTGAATAGTAAGTGAGGTATTGCACCTTCCTTAATCCATTGTTTAACTTGTTCACGTTGTGCTTCGTCGCGAAACACATAACCGTCTACGTCTTTAGGACGGTATGCTTCTACCCATAATTGTTTCATTGATCGCCTTTGGCTGTTGATGGTTTAAATGGACTGTTGAGAGTGGACAATTCGTCGGCTATTCTGCGCATATCTATGCTTAATTTGCATTGCCCAAATGCTTCTTCAACTTTTCTTGCTAGATTATGTTGGTCAATTATTACTTGATCTAAATCGTTCACACTAATTCCTCTACGATTCCTAATATTTCTGCCAGGATAAACAAAACCCCAGCACTTACTAACATATTAGCACATAAAAAGCCGCCTGCCAATATGCGCAGGCCACTTTTGGCAAAACTAACTACTTGATGTTTCCACGGATCTGGATGTTGCATTATGTTAACCCTCTTCCAATAATTTCGTCTACAGTTGGTGTATCTCTAACTAATAAAATATCATTATGATCGATTCTGCGTAAGGTATGTTCACCGTCTGCATCTTCGATTTCGATTCCACGTGTCCAACGTCCATGTTTAACTAAAACATATTGTCCGACTTGTACATCTTTTTGGCGATTACCGATAGCATATACTCGACCCCATCGTGCATGTATACCTTCTAACTTGCCGTCTGTGTTTTGTATAATAATACCACTAGTAGTAACACGTTGATCAAAATTCATATCAGTTACCAGCACGTGATCTTGCAGTGCTCTAATCTTGTTTATTTTGTGTGCTTCAAATGCGGCCATAATATTCCTTTAAATTCTTCTAATACCCGGAGTAGGATCCGATAATGGAGTTAATAATTCTTGTTTAACTTCGGTGTCGCTAGCAATTGCGCCAGCAAAACTACCACGTGGTTTACTAGTCGATGCAGCGACAGGTGCACTGCTTGTAATTGGCACGTCTTTTGCTGTTGGCTGTACAAGTTTAGTGGGTGCCGGAGCTGTATTTGACGAGCTATCGGATATAATATCATTATCCTGTGATGCTACTGGTGTATTTAATTTATGATATTCCTGCATTATTTGACTGCGAGTTTTTACAATTTGACCTCCTGCACCTAACTCATCGCCACGTGCATTAGTTTTCATATTGCCTACTGCAATTACATTTTCATTTGCCACACGAAGAGAGTCGATGTCGATCGCTTTCCCCATTGCTGTTTTATATGTTGCCATATCTTTCTCCTATTATACGTGTACTTATTTACTTTAAGAATTCTGTGATGTCAAGTTGATAGTGCAAGGAGTCAATTTTATGCACGCCTAACAAGAACAATACATAACTTGCCACACTCGATCCACGTCCAACACCCCAAACTAATTTATTCTTACGTAATGTATCCACAAGATATTTTAAATAACGTAATAGGTTAAACAAATCACGCTCTTGATATAATAATAACTCTTGTGCTACACGCTGTAATTCGTAGTCTTCTCGACATAAACTTAGAATGTATTCTGCGATATCTAATTCTTTATAATCATCGGGCATGTGCCACTGTGACTGCATAGCATCATCATACTTGTCTACGGGCATACGTTTACTAGTATACAATCCTAGTTTGTTTATTTCGGCATGCAGTGCATCAACACTACTATTGAACTCATCAGGATCTTCAACTTGAAATAAATTAATATTTAAATCAGGTTTGGTATATAATAGGTCACACAATTCTTTTGTGTCTGTGTAACCTTGACCGTATTCATCGTACTTCATTATTTGATATCAATTTTGTCTTTGAATGTTTTGCTATTCTTTTCTAAATCATCTAGCATTTTTTGATTACGACGTTGAACTTCCATATCATAATCGCCCATGACTAACTGTATCTGACCAATCATATCGCCATGCCCCATACGATATGCAAACATCATACGATTACTTAACTCAGCACGCTTTTTATGTAATTCATCATCTGATAAACCTGATAGGTCTGGTGTAAGTGGATGCATTATAAATCTCCGTCTTGTCTATTCTCACTATAGTAGGCATCAAAACTTCCGCCTGGATAGCGTGATTGTAGTTTATTTACATTTTCTTGTATTACATCATTTGGATCTAAGTTTAAGGCACGACATGCATTAACCCAATACCACATGATATCACCAAGTTCACGCTTCATGTGGAATACATTCTCATCGTTAAGTGGTTTACCTTGGAATAACATTTTCTTTGGAATTTCACAAAACTCGCCAGACTCTGCCGCTAGCCCTAAGCATGCTGTAATTAGTAGCGGAACATTAACATCTGGACCATGCAAATTGGTTGCAGAATCATAATTACCATCCAAATCATCTAAACGATTCATAAAAGTAGTTAAGTCGTTGCTGGGTTGGCTAGTTACTTCTTTTACAAAGTCTGAATATTTGTTTAAATCGATATGCATAAATGAGAACTCCTTAGTAATACTACTAGTTTATAGTAATATCGCTAAGGAGTCAATGGGTTTGGTAAAAATTAACCTATTTTATACCATTTAGTTTCTGATGCATGGTAGAAATATGATACACTTGTGCCAGCAGACAACGTTACGTTGGCACTTGGTACTAATGTTGTACCCACGCTTGGATTAACTTTAAATGCTGTGATAGTTTGTGTTGAACTAACTGTAACAACTTTAGCTTCAACGTTGCCTGCAGGAAGTGTTAATGTACCTTTGGCTAATGTACTAGCTGGGTTATAAATCACACGTGAAACACTAGCACCAACAGTTTGATCAAAGTCTGACGTAGCAGCACTATACTGATAACCAGTAGCAATGGTAGCACCACCTAGTGTTAAATTGCCTGTGATTGTAAAATCACCAGTGATATTATCACAATTACGTGTTAAATCTTCAATGGTAATTGTAGTACCTGCATCATATGTAGTAAATTCAAATACATAAGATCCAGCGGCTGGGAATTTAATATATGATCCGTTCCAACCTTGAATATTTGTAAGTCCTACTGATACCGCCGCTGGCAATGTTATTGTATCTGTCGATGCTTGACTAATAACAATTTCAAGTCTTAATTTAGCATACAATCCGCTAGTTGGCCAATT